TTTATGAAAAAGGTTTCTACAGGTAATTATGCTTTAGATACTTCAATTTATACAGGATTAGCTACAGCATTGGAAAGTGGAGCTGTTATGAATGAGTTTACTGCTATTGCAGAACCAGACATTCTTCCTAAAGTTTATACTATAGCTGATGATGGTGATTTTAATAGCCTTTTCTTATCTGAAGTTTTAGGTATAAATAGAGGGTTGAGAAATGTTGGAAGAAGTATTGGTGCAAGTCTTCAAAACGCAGGTGATGCATTTAAAGATTTATTTGTAAAAAGAGAAATTCGAGATAAATTTAAATTGGTAAAAGAAATTATGAAATATTTACCAAGTTTAAAAAAGACTTTAAGAGGTAAAATAAAAGACGAATTTTTCGGAATGGAACATGCTAAAATTGCTGCATTTTTTAGTGGAAGAGGTGTTAATGTACAAAGCAACATTAGAGATATTTCAGTTCCAATTACAAAAGTAATTTTAAAACATCTTATGGAAAATGCTAAAGATTTATACTTTGAAGATTTGCCATCTGATATATCAGATATAGTTTATGACTTATTTACAAGTCAAGTCGTAGCACAAAATGTTAGTGAAGCTGTAATTAAAATGATGACTCAAGCGTATAAAGATTTAAAATATGAAGAAGATAAAAGAAAACAAAATCAAATTAAAAGTAGATACAACCGATGATAGATTGCACTAAAGTAAGAAAAATTACAATAAATCAAATACTTCCAAATGGAGAAGTGTTGACATCAATTATTTATTTTGACATTGATTCTGGTGATCAATTGACAGCTAATCAAGTTTCAAAATGTAATAATGTACAATCATTAAACTTCTCTTGCGCAGTAGTTTGTAATCCTTCTTAAGATGGTTAATTGTGACAACATTAGAAAAATTACGATAAATCAACTTTTACCAAATGGTGAAGTTTTTATATCTACAATTTATTTTGATGTAGTTGTAGGAGAACAAGTTACAGGAAATAGCGTGAAGAAGTGTAATAACATTCAACCGATAGATTTTTCTTGTGCAATAACCTGTAATCCTTTTGAAGAACCATTTATTCCAAATTGTTGGTTAACTTCTTCTGAAGAATGTTGGATTGATGAAAGTGGAAATTATTGGGAAATTGGATAAAAAAATATATAAATGATATTTATTTAAAAATAAAATAAAATAAAAAATACTATGGCTAATCTATTATTAAATGCTCCTTTAAAATACGAACCGAAAACACAGAATAGGTGGGTATTGTTGTTTCCTGATGATATTGGAATCCAAACTTGGGCTCTTGCTAAAGTTGCTTCTCCTTCTATAAAATTAGATAAGAAAGATATGTCTTTCATAAATACCAAAACCTATTTTGTATCAAGTTATGAATGGGAAGCAATGGAAATTACAGTTAGAGATTTTATTGCGCCTTCTCAATCTGAAGCTTTGATGGAATGGGTTCGACTTCATGCAGAATCTGTTACAGGTCGTATGGGATATAATGTTGGTCAAGCTAAAGATATTATTCTTCAATCATTAGATCCTACTGGTGTTGCCACTGAAGAATGGTTGTTAAAAAATTGTATTGTTGTAGATAGTGTAAAATTTGGAGATTTTGATTATTCTCAAGGAGATGTAAGGACATTGACATTCACAATACAACCACAATATTGCGTTCACTTATTTGGTTAATTTTATAAAATATTTTTATTGGGGATGGAATTTAAAAATTTCATCCCCTTTTTTATTTTTTATATTACTTACTATATATTATAAATAAAATTATGGAAATTGAAAAAAATGTTATGATGCAGCAACCAGGTCAAAATTCTTATGAACCATTGTCGGAAACTTTTCATTTACCCTCAAAAGGAATTTTTTATCCTCCGATAAATGAAAATGGTGATCGTTTGACATCTGTACAAGTATATGATTTGGTTACAGAAGATGAAAATATTCTTTTGAATACAACTTTACTTGAATCTGGTGATATGATTGATGTTCTTTTGAAGAAAAAGGTAAAAACTCCCTATCCTATTGAAAAATTTACAACTGGAGATAGAATGGCTATTTTTATATATCTTAGAACCACTATGGAAAGGATGTATAAAATAAAAGTAGTGGATCCTAAGACAAATCTTCCTTTTGAGTATGATGTTGATCTAATGACCTTAAAAATAAAAGAATCTTCAGTGTTGCCTGGTCAAGATGGATTGTTTGAATTCAAATTGCCTAAATCTGAACGAATTGTTAAATTCAGACTTTTAACAGGTGAAGATGAAGCAATCATAAAAAATAAAAATAAAAAAGAGCAAGAAATTAAAAACAGTAATGATTCTTTTAATAGAATTATAAGATTAGAACAGCAAATTATTTCTATTGAAGGTATAACTGATGTTTTTGAAAAAAGAAATTTCATTAGAAATATGAAAATTCCCGATAGTAGAAAGCTTACTAAATTTATGGATGATTGTATGCCTGTTTTAGATTTAAATATTGAGGTGCCCACTCCGAGTGGGGGAAGCTTTCGTACCCCTATGCCTTTCACTCCAGAATTCTTTTTCCCCGATCTATAACCCTGAAGTTACAAAATATTATCTTTTGCAAAGATTATATCTTGTGCATAAAGGTAAATTTTCTTGGGGTGATGTTATGAGAATGCCATTGTGGGAAAAAAAGTTTTATTATGAAGAATTAATTTCAATTCAAGAAGAAATGGAAAAGGAATTGAAGAAAAATAAAAAATAATAATGTTTGGGGGGCTTTTTAAAAAAAAGCCTCCCATTGTATTTATAATAAATAATTAATATGGATGAATTAATAAGACAGCTTCTGAACGCATTGGAAACAGGTTTTAAGGAATATGGTCCTGAAGCTACTTTATATGGACCTGAAGGTGTTGCAATGAAAATGATTTCACAAGGACTTTCGGAAATAGAAACGAGATTAAAAGTAATAGATAAAGACATTAATATTGGTGCAGAAGATTTTACTCCATATGGAGCTCTAGGGTATTGGAATGATGTTTATGAAAAAATAAGTAATGTTAATGAAAGTTTAGGTGTAGCAGGTAATTTAGGGAAGTCGCTTAAACATGAATTTAAAGAGGCGTATGTTGGATTAGCAGATATTGGAGTTGAAGCAGAAACATTGGGTAAAAATGTCAAAAAATTTTTAGATGATTATGGTCGTGTAACATTATTATCTTCTCAAGAGCTAATTGAAATGTCTTCAATGGCGAAAGTTTTTGGTGAAGATTCTATTGCAATTTTAGCCACCTATAGAGATTTAGGTCTTTCAATAGAAACCACAACTGCTCGAATGAAAAAGTTGACACTTGAATCTAATAAATATGGGGTTTTACCTTCGAAGGCTATAAAGCTTATTAAGGATAATTTAGATAAGGTTGATAGGTATTATTTCAAAGGAGGAACCAAGGCATTTGAGCAAATGGCATTAAAGGCTGCAAGCTTAAATAATGATATGAAGGGTGCCTTTACCATGATTGATAAAATTTTAGATGGGGGTGTTGAAGGTGCAGTTGAAATGGCGCAGAATTTTCAGATAATGGGCGGACCTATCGCTAAAATGGGAAATGTATTTGATTTAATAAGCATGTCAGCAAGTGGAGATGCTGGAGCAATAAATGATATGCTGGCAAAAGCTGGAGCTGAAATGGCAACCATTGGTAAAAACGGTGAAATCACATTTGGTCCTGGTGCGATGATGCAAATGAGGGAATGGGCAAAAACCAATGGAGAAAGCATAGAGGATATTACCAAAAGAAGTAAGGCGATGTTTAAAGAAATGAATGTCGGTAAACAATTAGACCTAAGTTTGAGAAAGGTTCCAGAAGATTTTGAAGCAATGTCTAAAAAAGTTGCAGGTGCAGTGAGTGGAATGGATGCTTTTGGTAATTGGCTTGTTGTAATTGATGGTATAGAGAAGAAAGTGCAAGATTTAACTGAAGATGATATTAATGCTAAATTATCCATATCCCCTGAAGGAGATGAAAAAGATACCTTTAAAGATATAACTAAGTCTAATATGGACTTAGGTGAAATTATAAATAAGTTGATTGCACAATTAAAGGTTACAGCTTTATCAAGTGCAGGCGAAGTTTATCAAAATTTAATTGGTACAGCTCAAAAGACTGCTGATAATATGGTTGCAACATTAAAACCTTTTGCAGAATCATTTTCAAAATTATCTGAAGGAGCCTATAATAATTTCAAACCAATTCTTGAAGGACTTTCTGGAGGAAATATTGGAGAGGCTTTATTGGGTGCTGCAACTAATTTAGGTAAAGTTGCTGCAACTTTTTTATTAATAACATCTCCAGCTGGAATGACTGTTGTTCTTGCTACAAGTTTTGGCGAAATGCTTTTGCCATATTTTATGGAAAGTATAACCGTTTTGAAAAATTTGATGTGGAATGCCAGTCAATATATCGTAGGAGGGATTACATATTTGGTAGATTATGCAATTCTTGAAATAAAAAAGTTTTTGTATCCTTTTTATGAAGAGAAAATGCCAACTTTTGAAGAAAATATGAAAAAATGGGGGTTTGAAACTGTTGATCTGTTACAAGATACAGCCATTTTAAAAGGGTATAAAGATGTTCCAGGATTGACGTATATGCAAAGTCAAGATTTAAGAAGTAAACTTGCTGAAGATCCAAGTAAAGGTGTGTATATGAAAGATTTAGGTGGAACTGTTTTTGAACATAAACTTACAGGGGAAATAACAGTTCAGATGCCTGATGGAAGTACAAGAACTTTGACTGCTGAAGAAATACCTATGGTGATGGAAGCAGTAAAAGATTTATTGAAAAATTCTGTAAATAAAACCAAATAAGTCAATTAAAGCGGTAAATTATAAAATTTTTAATTAAAAAAGTAATTATAATAAAATGAATATATGTCAACATTATTATCTTTAATAGGTGAAAATGAAAGATTTCGAATAAAACCTAAAAATCTTAGTGAAACTGATGATGTCACTGAAAATGGTTTTTCATCTTATTTAGATGATTACGGATTAACAGCTATACAAGATTATAGTGATGATGTTAATACAGAATCTCCATCTGTATCTGAAGTTGGTGATATTGCATTAAGAGATAGAAAAGATTATAATGTATTCCCTCAAGATACTTACAGTGAAGCAGAAGTTGAAAGAATCGATGTTTCAGTCATTGATATGCCTGAAATCGATGAAATTAGTGAGGATATATATATTCCAAGGACAGTTTATAACAAATATTCAAATTTAGAATACATTCCGACTGAAATTCTTGATGCTGTAGGGGTTCAAGGTTACGATGGAACCTATGGTGATTACATTGGAACAATTCTTTCAAATCTTGAAAAAAGAGGTAACAGTCTTGCAGATATTTTTATTGGTAGATGGAATCTTGATGATTCTCCAATTGGTGTTATTGGAGGTGAAGCATTATATCGTGCATTAAATCAGCAATTTCAAGATGGTTTTTCAAGAAAAGTTGTTGGAATTATAAACAAAAATATTCTTTCTTTATTAGAAGGAGATGCTTTAATAAGAGAAGATTATGAAATTACTAATCCTAAAAATAGGCTTGCAAGAGCTGCAGAATTTGCTGCAAAATTAGTTAGTCTTGAAAATCCAATATCATACCTTCCAGAGGATGTTTTTCAGTTCAATAGAGTTAGAACTGTTACTAATGGAAAAACGCTTTATATTGGCTCAGATTTGACTTATAAAGACCAAGTGGCACTTATACTGCAATATACAGGGAAGGGTCAAGAGAAGCAATTATTAAGCCTTGTAGACTTAAATATTTATAAGAATGAAATTGAAGGTAGAACTAGAACAATACGAGCTAATACTTATGCAAATTTCATTAAAGGTGCTATAAATAGTTTAGATAATTCAGATTTTATAGTTAAGGATGATTTGATTATTCCTTCTTCAAATGGTTATTATGAACCATATGGTATTGTAAGCCGACATAAAAATAATGATAAAAGTTTTGGTACAAGAGAAAAACAATTATTCTCTGATGGATTTTGGTTTGTATGGACAACTGACCCTATTGATTTATCGCCTACACTTGTAGATGAATCATTATATTCAATTGGGTGGGTGAAAAGACCTGAAGGTAAGAATAATTTTAAACAAAAATCTTTGCTGTATAAAACTCAGCAATTGGTAAATTCTGGTCAGGCATTTTTGGATTTAAGTAAAAAGGAATTTACAGAAGTTGTTGATGGGAAACCAAAAATAATTTCAAGAGGTGATGCTACAACAGCATCTGCAGATGAAACATATGATGATGGAACATTAATTAAACAAGGTGAATATTTCAGGGTTTGGACAAAACAAAGAGGTTATAATAGGCTTGATAGAACTTTAAGACATCGTGGATTAGATAACGGTGAAAAAAGAAGTGTTCTTAATGATAATGGCATTCCTAATTATGCTCCTACAACAAGAGAAGCTAATAGTTTCAATAAACTTACATCTGATACTTTTATAAAGAGGTATATGCTTTCTTTGGAGAATTTGGCTTGGAATGACTATATGGATGATTTACCAGAGTGTGAGCAAGGACCTGGCGATCCGCTCACAGGTACA